TTTTTGTATTTTTCATTTACTGTGAAATCCTTTTGTGCACCAAGGATTTCTTTTTTACATGGTAAATATTGGAAAGGAATATCATCAAATACATTATATATTGCGTTGCTGTCATAGTTTGACCAGTCGACACCTCCGCAGTAGTAATTGTGTTTTCCTAAGCTTCTGGCCCAAGCTGTCTTGCCACATCTTGTTGGTCCTTCTATAATTGCGGTGGTGGGTCTGTCTGGTCGCCGTTCTGGTTCCTGCAATCAATAATTGTTGGTTCGTCAGCTTGGTTTTCCCATGCTTCACGAATTTCTGTTTTGGTTGTCTCTGATGCCCAGACCAAGTCTGAGAAATCAGCATGAGGATTGATGAGATTATAGTTATCGAAGCTTACACAGAAGATGTTTTGGTCTGCCCAGTTTTGAAGGGACTGGGGTATGCCAACGAAGGTGGTCCATGTGGGTGTATAACTTTCAGGTGCTGTTGGCCAGTGTTTGTCTGCCATGTATTCAAGGTTTCTGTAGTTGTTGGCATATGTGAATGGCTGTTCGGCAAATACTCTGGTGAGGAAGTCAGACTTGGACGTGGACTCGTTGAGTATTGTTGTCCAGATAGCATCTCTATTCTTCTTTGGACTTCTTCGGGAAGCTCGAAGTATACCTCTCTCCTCAAAGGAACCCCCCTTGGAAATGTAGTCTGCAACATCCGCGTCCCTTCTGGGGACCTGGATGTTTGGATGATAAATTCCCGATCCGTTAGGGTCGGTAATGTCGAAGAACCTCTGGTTCTTCGTCTGAAACCTCTTTTCAGTCTGGACCAGGCAGTGGATATGTGGTTCTCCATCTTGATGGTTTTCGGTGCAGGCTCTAACGTAAGTGACAGTGTAATCTTGGAGGAGTTGATAGAAATAGTCTATGATGAATATTGGAATTAAAGGACACTTTGGGTAGGTGAGGAAGAAGGATTTTCCCTGAATTTTAAATGAAGAGGGTTGCCGAGGCATAGCAACTGTAGAGATTGTGTTTTCTATTGTTTTCTGTATTACAAGGATGTGATCCCCTGATCCCTTATATAGTGACGAAATGGGCCGGTGGATATTGGGCCCATTGAGTGGGCTTTGGCAACTAGGGCACATCCTTATAATATTACGGATGTGCCCTTAGTTGCGAGCACGTCAGTGCGAGCGTCTGATAAAGGAAAAGAGAAACGGTACTTTAGACGTGGCACAATGTGTGCCGTTTAACATGCACTTAAAAAAACAAATGGCCGACAAAGAATAAAAGTGGGGCCTACGAAATAAAGAAACCGGAAAAAAGCTTATGTTTATTAATATCTGTCTTCGTCTTTAAGTTTTGACTAGTCAAAACTGGTGGCGTGCTGGGCACGCTTCTTTTGGTATTTAAAGCGGCGTATTTAATACGCGGTATGGAGTGGTCTTTTAACGCTGTGGTGTACATTATTGTGTATATATGTACGCTTTTTGTCACTATCGTTAATGGATATTCCATTGTACGAAGTGAAAGATTATCCCGGCGATTACAATCAATTTCTACAGACTTGCGCCAATCGTCTAATTTCCTGGCAATTGTCGAAGGTTCAATTGGAACTAGACGGCAGAGACTTGTCACTCGACCGGAGGGAGGAACTGCTGAAGCTCCAGACGTTCCTGCTGGAGTTTAAGAAGTCCAATCGGGTTATCTCTAAATATCGAAATCACGTAATTAAGTGTTGTTTGTATACAACTTTTATTAACAGTTATAGTCATGGCGGAGCGGAAGAGGAAGATGGAATGGTCGAAAGTGAATCGGAAGAGGAGTCGTACTGCTCTACCCAGGAATTCTAGGGTTTATGCGAGGAAGAGGCCTATATTGCGTGGCCCTAAGTTGAGTAGTAGGGATAAAGTCTATACGTATACTAAATACGAGACTCTGACGACTTCTGGTGCCGTGTATCATCTTAATAGTTTTGCACAGGGTCTTGCGAATAATCAGCGTGCAACGTCTGTTGATATTGTTCACAATGTTCAGTTGAGGTTTTCAGTTGAGCTGCCAGTTAACGCTATGGTGTATTGTCGCCGTTACAAGATGTCTTGGGCTGTTGTTCAAGATATGATGCCGGGTGACAGCATGCCTGCGGTTAGTGATATATTCAGTATGACTTCACCTCCAATTGAAGGTCTAGAATATATTGCTGATGATAATCATCGTCGATTCCAAGTGAAGAAGTTTGGTGTTGTTTACTTGGAATCTGGTGGTTTGGATTATTCAACCAATACTGGGAAGCAGACGTACAACGTACAGGATGCGTTAGTTAGAAAATTTGTTAAATGTAATACACGTGGCGTGTATGATAGTAATAGTCCGTATGGTTCTATTAGTGCTATGAATTCTGGTGCTCTGTATTTTGTTGTAAACCCTACATTTGCTGGGTATTTGGGTTTCAACATCACTGTATATCATAATTCACCTGTTTAATACAGGTTTTCATTAATAAAGAAGTATTCTACATTTTGTTGTGACCATTCATTGATGTCGCTATTTGCAATAGCTTTCTCGTATGATTGGTCAGAATTACATAGGATTATTGATGGTATTCCTCCTTTGATTCTACATTTTTTTTTGTATTTTTCATTTACTGTGAAATCCTTTTGTGCACCAAGGATTTCTTTTT